TAGTCACCCGTATTTTGACCGGGTAGCTATGCAATGGTATGAATTGACGGAGGACGGGCGTAAGCTGCCGACGCACCCGCCAACTTATTTGATCTAACTAAGGGGACCGCATGGAAATTGAAGTGCTAGCAAAAAAAATGCGCGAAAGGGCGCTAGAAGTTGAAGCACACACTAGCGACGCAGAGAAGCAGGCAAGGCTGGAAAAACAAAAACGCCTAGAAAACCTAAAAACGCTGTATTTCAATGCTGGCAGGTGGGCAGGCGGCGCTCGCGACAGAAAAGCGCGTGAAGCTTTTGAGCAAGTAAGGCTATTGGGATAACCATGCCACTAATAAGGGGACATCACTCATTTGACGACAACTTTACGCAGATACCTAACGATTGGCTTAGGGATACCCGCCTAAGTTTCAAAGCGCGTGGGTTGCTTGCGCTAATCATGAGCCACCGCGCTGGCTGGGAGCTAAGCATCAACTACCTAGCGGATCAAAACCGCGAGGGCAAGGATGCAATACGAACTGCAATCAAAGAGCTGGAGCAATTCGGCTACCTGCTACGGACGCAGCTAAATGAGCAGGGCAAGTTTGGCGAGGCTATTTGGGTTACACAAGACCCCTCGGATTATCCGATGACGGAAAACCCGATGACGGAAAATCCCACTACAAAGAAGACTATTCAAAAAGAAGACTATGAAAAGAAAGATATATCCCTGATTTTTGAGGAGTTCTGGACTGCCTACCCGCGCAAGCTAGATAAAGCCAAGGCTTATAGGGCTTTTAGGTCAGCACTAAAGAGGGCCAAGTTTGAGGACATACTGGCCGGGGTTATCGCATACCGCAATGACCCGACACGCGACCCGCAATTTACTAAATACCCTGCCTCTTGGCTAAATGCTGACGCTTGGGAAAACGCCGCTACGCTGCCTGAGGTGCGCGCTGCTAACGAAGAGCGCAGGGCTAAAGAAAAAGCCCGTAGCGAGGCGTACATAGCCGAACTGAGGCGTATGGAGGCTGAGGCAGCACCACCCCCTAAGTGTAAACATGGCAAAACTATTGCCCTATGCCAAATTTGCATAAACTAGGAAAATGGAAAAACAATGTCTGAGGTGTGGCGTAATGTGGGAAATAACAACCACGCGCAAAGCTCCAGATACTTGCGCTTCATGCAGGGCAAGGAAACAAACAAAAATAGGGGAGTGCTTGATTTGGCAAGGCAACTATGCCGAGGATTTAGTTACTCCAATTACCGAAGATGGGGAGTTAGTAGTTACAGGTAAGCCAACATGCGGACACCTAGACTGCGTACTCCCAGAACATAGAAAGGCAACAACATGATAAAAAATGAAGCAACAGTAAAAGTAACCGGCTGGCTAAATGACCCCAAGGTTTTTGACTGGGGATCAGCAGCCAAGGTATCAGTAGACGTACGCAAAAAGACACCTGCAGGTACTTGGGAAACAGTAGACAAGACTGTTTATGACGTTACTTTTGACGGCGTATTTCCAGATGCCAAGCAGGTAGTAGTGGAGGGGCGCGTTTCAGGGCTAAACATCTTTGAAAAGCGTGACGGCACTACCGGCGTAAGTATCAAGGTAAGAGCAGACAAGGTGCTGCCTGCCCTAGACGAGGGCGACGCACCCTTTTAGATAAGCTTTTGGGGTGATAACCCTAGAAGTGTTTGGCAGGCCTACGCCACAAGGCTCTAAGCAAATTTTCCATGGACGCTTAGTTGAGGCGCAGGCTGCCAACCTAAAAAAATGGCGTAAGGCAATTGAGGACGCTTGCCAACCATACGCCGACCAAAACATAAACCTTGGACCAGTACGGCTAGAGGTTGATTTTTACCTGCAACGGCCTAAAACAGTAAGGCAACAGGATCGGGCGCTGCCTATAGTGCCACCTGACTTGGACAAGCTCATAAGGGCCGTAGGTGATGGCATAGGGCAGTCAGGGCTTATTTGGGGGGATGACAGCCAAATCGTTGAGATTGTTGCCCGCAAGTTCTACGCAGATGGGCGTGAAACAGGCGCAGACATACGGATTTTGCCCCTGTATAACAGTTAGATAACAACACGCTTTTGACGCTTGTCCTTGTACCACCCTGCCTATAACTTCGACACAAGGCAAGGAAAGGGCCAAAATGAACACCACAGCAGCTAGAGCAATTAGCAACCTAAAAGCGGAAATTGTTGCACTACAGGTAGCCATAGGAGAAACACGCGAGCGCGGTTCTGAAATGGCAGAACAAACACGACTAAACAAAATTGCAGAGCTACGCGCAGACATTGCGTTTTGCGAGCGCAATGCACACCAGCCAGAGGAATGGTGGACGGCGGCTTAGGCCGCTGTTTACCAAGGGGTAAGCAAATGCTAAGACTAAGACAATTTGCAGGCATTGTATTTTTTACAGCCGTTACTTGGCTAGTGCTACTTGCACTACACGCAATACCAGAACTAATTATTTACATGATTACAGGGAGAAACTAATGCGTTTTACAAACGAGGAAATAAAGGCAGTACTTCTAGACAACTTTGACGAAATTGCAGGTTCACGCACCGAGGATGATGACATCGCTGAGTATGCAGACGGCTTTGTGCCGGTGTACGGCTTTGAGGTGATCAAAGACTGGGTGGAACTGCCAACGGATCGCATGGACAAGTGGAAAGAGCTTGGCTATGACGCAAACAAAAACGAGGGCGGCATTATGCGGCTAATGCAAATGGACTTAGTTTTTTACTATTTAGAAGAAACAGACCGAATTTGGCAGGAAATCAAAGAAGAAAAGGAACTAGCCAATGCTAAATAACCACATGCACCACGAACCACTACGCGAGGGGATAGACCGCCTTATTGACCATGTTGAGATGCTGAATTTCAATAATGGCTTCGAGGCAGCCCTAAGCGCAATAGACGACCTAAGCAACGACCTGCACAATAAGCATCAACACGAATGGGCAGAGGCGTTGCGCTGGGCAGTAAAGGAAATGAAAGGGGAAAACATTGAGGCCGATGACTTTTTGGCGTGAAGTAAAAGAGCAACTAGGTGACTGGTTCTTTTCGCGGGAGCTAGATGACGCACACGACAGGGCATTGCGCTACGGCATAGAGCAAGCCACTAAAACCCTTAGCTTTCAGCTAGAGCTAAATAAAACCAAAATCAAAATGACGCCAACTGAACGCAAGGGCTATGAAAAAGCGCAGCAGGTATTTGCAGATACTCGGATCAGGTTGGCTACACATACGGGGGCAGACGTATGATGACCATAACCCTTTGGACAAAAAGCAACTGCGTACAATGCACTCAAACTGCCAAAGAGTTTGATAAGCGCGGCATTATTTACAAGACACGCCGACTAGACAAGTCACCTAAAGCCATACAGCGCTTTTTAGATCTTGGTTTTATGTCTGCGCCAATTATTGAAACAGATGACCGCAGGTGGTCTGGCTTCCGCCTAGACAAAATCAAGTCGCTGGAATACCACCTAAAAAGCGAGCGGGCTCATGGGCAAAATGTGCCGCTGCAGCCACTAAAGCAAATAGCAGACGAAATTACAGAGGACGGGGAATAACCATGCAACACTTTGCAAGCGATTATGAACAGGGTATAAAAGACGAGCGGGAAAGGTTGTTGAACGGCGGGCAAGACACCACCATAAATCAACTTATACACACAAACGCTAAAAACGCCTACAGACAAGGCTTTGGGGCAGGTAGGGAAGAAGCATTACACGAAACATTTACGACCTTAGAGCTAATTCTCAATGACATCTGGGAGTATTACTACGACTACGCGGCACAAAGGGAAGCAGTATGCAAGATACAGGGCAGGGTAGAAGAGCTAAAAGACAGGCTCAATGCCCCAGAAGAGTCAAGGTAGGCGCTCAAATGTGGGACGTCAAAGAATTGACCGCATCTAGCGATTCATTATTGGCTGAGGGCAACTTGGGCTACACCCAAGACAGCCGCAACATTATCGTTATAGACAAAGACCAAAGCGAAAGTAAGAAAAAGGTAACTGTTTGGCATGAGCTGATGCATGCAGCTCGCATGACCTTTGATGCTGACGAGACTAAAAAGCTTGACTATGAGGGCTGGGAACATCACTTTATTGGCGTATGGGAAAACAGCCTGCTAATGATCCTGCGCGACAACCCAAAGCTAACTGAGTGGCTATTGGAGGACAAGTGAAAACCACAAGGCTACTAGCTGACTTTAGACAAGCAGCAGCGCTACTAAGAGATAAAAATTTAGTTTGGTCGGCTGACTTGGACACTATTAGGGAAGACCTAGCACTCTACTTGGAAAGCGCTGTAATTAGTGGGGAGTATCAAAATACAGCCCTACAGCGCGTAGTACAGGCCCTTATTGCAGACGAAAACGATTTGAGTATCTAATGAAAGACATGCCAGAAAACTTGACACCAGCAGACTTGCTAGCGCAATGGAAATTTCAAGACAACTTTAGAGAGATAGCCGTAGAGCTAATTACCGCTGGCGCACACCTAGGCAGTTTGGCGTTTGCCCGTAATGTGCTAGCGCTACAAATACTGGCTGGAAATAGAACACTCCGAAGCGATGAGCTTATGCAAGTCATTGAAAGCGTAAAGATGGAAATTAGACAGGAAGCAGAAAAGGGGCTAGGAAATGCTAGAGGGGCTTGAACCAACGACTAAATACCGCTGCAAGGTAAAAAACACCTCAGACGGCTTAGAAGATAA